TGTTACTCACAAATGTAATATGGAATGCGCTAACTGTTATGCACACATAAGAACAGTGCCGGACTTAGATGTAACTAAGTTATATGAAGTTCTAGCACAACTACCTAACAAGGCTGAGATTAGACTAATAGGTGGCGAACCTACAGTAAGAACAGACTTAGTAGAGATAGTAGACAATATTAAACGTCTAGGTCATCGCCCGACCATGATGACCAATGGGTTAATGCTAGCCAGGCCTGGTTATGCCAGAGCATTAGCAGACGCAGGAATGCGTAGTATATACATCAGCATGAATGGTGCAGACGATAACTCTATCTATAAAATCATGGATGGTGGTGGGTCATGGGCTGAAAGAAAAGTCACAGCACTTAAGGCATGTCTAGATGTAAAAATGAATGTTAACGTTGGTGTTATCTTACAAAAAGGTGTAAACGATAATACACCCAAGAGACTTTACGAACTAGTGAAAGAATCGCAGGGCAAAGCAATTCTTCGATTTAGGAATGTCGGACAAGTAGGACGCTATAGTTTAGAGAAAAACCAAAACTGGACGTGGGATGAAATGGTTACATTAGTGTGTAATCAATTAGGCATAGATAAAGAATGGGCGCTGACACAAACTGAAATTAACGGATGCCGAGAAAAAAATGTAATATTTTTTCCTGTTGAAGCTGATAAGAAGTATACTACCAGTTGGATTAAAATTACAGACTGGAGTCCTGAAGATAGTGACTTTCCAGATCCAGGTAATGATAGACGTGGTAGGCTAACTCAGGATTTTAAACTTGCTCCATTTTTTGAGCACGTAAAAAAATACGAAAATCAATTTTAAACAACCGTGGTGAATATAATGAAAATATTAAATTTTTGGAATAGCTTGGGAGTGAATCTCAGACGGGTTACTATACCAGCACACATTTTGACGTTGGTTGGTATAGCATCTGTGTTCACTGGTGCTACCAATTGGCTCTGGTTAATGATAATATACCCTGCATGGTTTCTATTCGGCCATATAGGATATGGTATCTTTGTTCACAGATACTATTGTCATAAATCTTTTGAGACATATACCTGGATAGCTAGATTGGGCGCATTTTTTGGTTTATTGTCAGGTGCTGGAAGTGCAATGAACGTGAAAGTTATACACGTAGGATACCATCATCCGCATAGCGATACAGAATTAGATCCGCATTCACCTATAAAAGGGCTTTGGTGGAGTTATCTATTATGGCAGAACCACAAATTTGACCTGGCCAAAGACAAAATATGGGCTGTTAAAGACATGATGAAAGACCCATATCTTAAAGTTTTTCATAATCATAACTATAAAATTTATTGGGCATGCTGGTTGCTGTTAGCGTTAATAGATTGGAGACTTGCAGTGTTCATTGTCAGTGCTGCCACAGTTCTAGAGTTTCATTTGCTGTCTATAGCCAATACATTCGGTCACTACAAACACAAATGGAGTTATCAGAACTACCAGGGTAGAGACAATAGTCAAAATATCACTTGGCTTAACTGGATTACACTAGGGCACGGCCTTCATAATAATCATCATGCCGATCCGAGAAATTATAATCATGCTCATAAAAAAGGCGAATTTGATACAGCAAAATGGTTGATTCCGTTAATAGAAAAGAGAGAAACAACATGAAAGATGCAGAAAATAAAGTAAGAGCTATTATAGCTAAACATTACAGAATAAGTGAAGATGCAGTTAAAAACGACAGTTCGTTTATAAAAGACTTTAAAGGTGACAGTTTAGATATCATTGAACTGGTACTGATTCTAGAGGATAAGTACGGCATTGAAGTCCCAGAAGAAATTGCCGAAGAACTAGACACTGTGCAAAAATTATATGACTATATCAATTCTTTAAATGTTTGATACTATGAACACCACAAGATTTATTACCCCAGACGAAATTGACTACTTACGTGTCACGTACGCCGTTGGCCGTAGTGCCTTAGGGACAGTAATTACAGAAGATGTGCAGGAAAATTTCCTTAGCACTACCAAACAGAAAATGATAGAAGGTCTGATGCACGTTGCAGTAGTGTTCGATGACGACAGTAAACCGATAGCATCCTATCAAGCGTATGAGGTTCCTCAAATACTTGCATGGCGTTGGAATGGTCTTAGTAGTGTAGCAAAGCACAATCACTACAATAAAACTGCTCCTATTATTGCACCTGCACTAGACATGATAGTGAATCTAATGGAGTCTAAGGGATACTATAAATTTTGGTCTTTAAATAAAGAGTCTGCACATAACATACGATATAAAATTATGTGTAAGCACAGCACCCTATTGAATAGGTATAAATGCTACGATGAGTTAATAATTCCTAAAGGAAAAACTTCTGGAATACCATTGTTTGATGTACCCACTGCACCCTATGATCTATTAGTGCGATTGTTTGTCTTAGATCAAAAGCACAGAGTTGAACAACTTAGAAAACACGGATACGACGATTACAAAGGCACATTGGATATATAATATCGTCGGGTGTCGTGTACATGCAGGTTAGTCATATTCAATCACCCGAGAAGTGATGATTATTTAATATCTACTGACTCATCAACCAAATATATTTGATTCTCGTCATTATAGACAGCACGTTGTGATACTTTTTCTGCCATATATGAGTCATTTATAAACTCTTCCTGATCGTCTAAAGTTGTGAAGGTAAACGTTTGTTTTAACGTCAAATCATCAACTCTTGTAGTTGAACCTGTCAGTTTCCCAGTAGCAACATATTTTTCTCTTATATATTCAAGGTGAGATGCCGGCAAAGTATCAATAAACCACGGTACGTCTGCACTAAGTTTGATAAAAATTTGAGTAACTTCTATGGCCATAATATTTTCCTTATTTTATACTATTTATGCCTTTATTCTTTAGGAATTCCTGCAGTTAGTTTTTCCCAAATAATTCTATTTGTTTGATTCACTGAATCTAATTGTTTGTACGGAGTCTTTACTAATTGACCAAAGTCAATTTCACAGATTGATTTAGGTTTTTCAGTTAGAGCGTCACTTAAAATCTTGTGCAGTTCTTGCCTAGTAATATCGTCAACTGTTTTATTAACAAAGAAATAGTGACCTACAGTGATATTCTCTAACCCTTTAATTTTTAGTGATTGAAATGTTTGGTGACCGTTGACGCTACGAGTTCCTGTCACACCCACAACTTTAACATCATTAGTAAATCTTGCAGTGACACTGGGACCCATCCAATCTACGCTACCATCAATGTGTCCTCCTAGCATATCAGTTGTTGCCTCAGGTGTTCCTTTATAAGGTACTTCGGTTATGCTAAATTCAGGATTTTCACGTTTAAGTGATCTTGTTATTAATGAAGTGATAGAACCTGGATTGACACCAATTGTTATATCACGATGTTGAACATCAGATAATTTGTTTATCTTTTTAGAAAAAATTGCTAGCGGCTGTGCGTTACAAAACGGAGTAACCAATTCGAAATCGTCTGTATGATGACTATCTTTATATAATAACGGTCTAATATAGAAACTACTTGTAGTAGCTAATACTGCTAATTCTTTTGAATCTTTTACAGCAAGTGCGGCAACTGCGCCTCCAGCGCCTGGTCTATTTTGAAACACAAATTGATATTTGTTTTGTTGAGCATTTGCACTCTCTATTACCGCACGAACCATATTTGATTGTGAACTGGCTGGAGAGAAAGGCCAATATATTGGAACAGTTTTTTGTGCAAAGGCTGAAAACGTAATGTACGTCATCAGCAAGATTGTGAATATTTTTTTCATTTTTTCTATAAGTTAAGTTTTAAACAGTATGTCTGTAGAAGTAATATTTATATCTTCAACCGGGTGTGGTTTAAAATTATTTTCATGCCCAATTCTCCAGTAATGATAAAACCTGATAAATCCGTCATCTCCGTCATGTTTATATTTTGCGTCTATTTTACTATTAAACAGCTTTAAATCAGACTCTACTTGTTGAACAATCCTTTCTTTTCCATGTAACTGGAACATCCAATCATCCATTTGAAAGCCACCCTTAAAACCCATACCTTGTTTAAGTGCTTGCCAGTTTTTACTGTAGTCTTTAAAAGCAGGATAGATGCATGGAATGATAGCACGTTGCCAATTACTTCCTCTTTCAACGTTAGCATTGAAGGCAAGAGGCTTAGACCTGTCCCATAATATGGCTTTTACGTGGGCATTCTCAGGTCTGTAATTCCAACGGCATACTTCATGGGCTTGCTTAATCATTAGCTCGGGTAAATCAGGAGAATAATAAAACATTATAGACTCTACGTTAGTATATTTTTCTTTAAAATGAGGGCATATAATGTTTACTAAAGGGTCTGCAACAACGGTATATAAGTTTCCCGACTCTCCCCTACATATTATAGGTTTATCGATGCCATATACTACTCCTATTTTTTTACCTGCTTCGGCTAAATTTTTGATGTGAGTGAACTTATCTAGTGAATGTCTAGTAGCCCCTGAAAAATGTATCCAGTGTGAGGCTGACTCATAGATCCATTCATCTGTTTTCATCTCTAAGATATCTTCAAAGTAATCATGTATGGAAAGTTTAATGTTAGGATGAGTTTTAGAAATACTATTTAGAAAAGGTAACTGTGATACTATAGTTTCAGTAATAGTGTTATTTGCGGATTTGTCATTAAGATTTACTTTCCAATTTTTTAATCCACTAATAGGGGAGGCGGCAACTATTTCATCTATACGAATGTTATTATTTAAAAAACTTTTTACAACGTTGGTACTGTCGGCGCCACCACTAGCCATTACGATAACATAATCAAACTGTTCTCGGATTTGCCTAGCACGTTCTGCATACAACATATCTAGTGATACTGGTGGCTCAATTGTCCAATCATACTTGTCAAAAATTTCGTTATTAAAATGCCAGGTGATGTCCGCTTTAGTGGGATTAGCATATAATATAGCCTGTAATTTGTTGTAGAATATATGATGTCCTACTTTATAATAACCTAATTTTGTGTTCATTTCTTATAATCCATAGTATTCTCTGATTCCTACCCGGTCAGCCCACTCGGCATTGAATTTTCCATCGACACGTAAACTCCAGGATATAAAGTCACTATGACCTTTACTACAATGCCAATTTACAGTGTTGAAAACCATTGCCCTACTATTAGACTCATGTATAATTGTAGAGCTATCGTCACGTAATAAAATCTTTTTTGCATATCGGCCAGTCAACCAGATGAATGGATCACGTTTATCTAAATTGGGATTACCGTAATCAGTATGCATTGCTGTTATTTGATTAGGCTCATTAATCCAAAACATTGTTCTACCGTATTCGTCAAAGCATCCCTGATCTTCTATCCATTTAAACAAAAAATCAAAGTCGCCGTAGGATGCCATGTTTACACTGTGTTCGCTTAAGTGCTTATGACCATACGTACTAGGGTAGCCTTTGTTCCCTCGCAATAATAAATGAGTTCCCAAAGTCGAAGTACCTTTAAGTTTAGTATACCAATTAATCTCTGCTGGACCGAACTCTGGGAGAGTTTTTTTGTATGTTTCTCTTTCTTCTAAGTAGCCCGGTAATTCTTTGTTCAATAGTGTACTATGAGGCGTATATGATGGCTCAATGTTTTTTGCATTCTTAGCTATATTATAAGAGATTTGATCTTCTAATAAGGCAAAAGAGTCCATATCCAAATATGGTGCTAGGTCAATGAACATTTGGTCGTTTATCAATTTCATTTGATTCCTCGTTTCACTAGTTGCATTATCGGTTCGTATCCTATTTTTTTCATAATGTGTTCTTGCATGATTTGATTCTCCGAGTGTATGTAAGAATAGATTGATGACCGACCTAGTTCTTTGCCTAGTATATCTATAAGAGAATGAATTTTAGTATATATACCTTGTTGTCTATATTGATCTTCTACAAAAATGATATGAATTAGGATTGAGTTAGAACTCTTTGAGAAGTTGAGAAAAGCTCCTGCTATTACTTCACTGTCATTCTTTAATAAGATTCCACCGTCTAGTGGCCAAGAATCAGATGCTAATGCATGACCATTGGCTTTGATGATACCATACATTCTGTTGTATTCATTAGACAATTCTTCACAGTTGTCCAAATATATGTACTGATAGTTTTTGTATGTATCTAAAATTTGTAAATTATTCATTGATTGAAAGTCTTTTTACTGCGTCACTGTATGGTTCTAAATATTCCCCATTCCACTTCTTCTTAAATTCTTCAAAAATTTTAAGATTAGGGTGTTGCATAATTTCTGAACTATATATCTGTTCGTAGCCTGTTAACTTTATACGTTTTTTAGCCACAAAGTCATATATTGGCATGTTGAAGTTAGAACCGTTGTTAAAGACATACGACTTTGTAGAGTTGCTACCTGTTTTGCCCGGAAATTGGCCTGTCCCTAATTTAACTATACTTGGATCTAACAAAAATGATAACATCATTTCGGGGGTATAAGATAGTAAAAAGGGACAACCGTTGATATTATATTTTTTATAATATCTCTGTAGGCTATGAACGTATTCCATCTCCTCTAGCACCCATATTCCGTTGTATCTGTCTTTCTCATACCGCATGTAGGGTGGATCGTTACCTAATAAAGTAAATCCATCTAATTGACTGGCAACATGCATGGTAGCCGGTAGTGCAAATGAACAACATGTTACTGACTCAGCTATCTCAACGTTCTTACCAGAATTTACAAACTCATGGAAATTTAACTTAAAGATGACAGGATCAATGTTTTTTGCTTTACAGAATTCATATGCATAAACAATGTCATGTTGATTCAATACGTTCCCGTCATTATCGGTTAGTTCAATAATCACCGGATCAAAGTCCATCTTAAGATGCAATAACACTTCACAAACATACTGACTATCTAAACCACCACTATATAATACTTGAAACTTACCGGTCTTATTCGCATAAACGTATTCTACTGCATTTAATGTTTCTTCAAAATATGTTTTTACTTTACGTGTAGGAGGGACGATGTTTACATGCCAGGTATCACCGTGACCAGTACCAGATAGATAATTGTTTTTAGTAAGTTCCATTTTCTCTTAAAAAATCTCTATAATGTAACCTACACCATTTTTAGTTGAAATTAAACTTTGTTGGTGTAGACAAATATTTGAAATCAAAAGAACCTCGTCAGAATTTATAAGGACTTTTTCTTTATTAAATTGCTCTAATACTTGATAAGAGTTGGGTGATATGGATGCTTTATGTGACAGGAACATCTAATATTTATGATGATATGTTTTCCTGTATTTTTTAAGTACCAATTATTTTCGCTAGTAAAAATCATTTATGCTTTTATGAATTTAATAATCATTCCAGATATATCTAATTCCCACCACTTTTGTGTAGTAGTATAACTCTTAGGGTATCTATGATGATTGTTATGCCAACCTTCACCCCAACTAGGAATTGCCCATACCCAGTTATTACAGCTATGGTCATTTAAGTTATAAGTTCTATACGACCCCCACCATGACTCTTTATGTCCGGCATAGTTAACCATATTACTCATAACTGCGGCAAGAACAACAGGCATCCAGTGTAAAAATATCATTAGATACCATCCACCTATGAGAAACAATGTTAGGCTGTATACAACTAACAGTAAGTTATAATACTTGTGTAAGAATTGGTGATACGGATCTGTAATAAAATGCCTCATTCTCCATTTCATCGTTTCATCTATTGGGTACTTCAACAAGAACACACGCCAACCTGTAATCCATGGACTATGAGGATCACCCTCACGATCAGATTTCAAGTGGTGCTTCATATGTATAGCAACCCATACAATAGAACTACCGGTGTTGGCCATACATCCCAAGAAGCTAAATATTTTACTAATTATAGGATGTGTAGTGTAGCTTTGATGTGTTAATTGTCTATGGAACGTTACTACTATACCTAAACAAACATATAAAAAATAGCCAAAAATACTTAGACCAATTGTGTCTAAACCTAATCCGTAGTTATAGAACCCTATCAAACTTCCTATAAGACTTATAACTAAAAATAGCTGTGTGGTAGGGGTGTTACTGACTAATAGTTGTTTCATATTTTTATTTATCTTCAGTAAACCTAATGCTTTCCCAATCAGGTTGATATAGCTCATCTATCTTGTGATAAACGACCCATTGTTTTGTATAGTTGATGGTTACTGGAAAATCAAGTATGTGTTGTCCATTGTAAAATAGACTACCTGGTTTTCTTTTCTTTTCTATACCTAGTCCAGAACGAGCAAAATAAGGGAGTAATCTTTTATTGTAATCATTAAATGTTAGGGCAAGTGTTTTGAATCCTAAACTACTTGCCCAACTTAGTTGATGTGGTAATACGTGCCTCCCCATCATAAATTGCCCACGCAAATCTTTATTAAGCCAAGTTCGAACTCCACCTAATACTACGTTCTTATCAAAGTCTGAAACATTTGCGCCCGAAGTTCCTAATATGTTATCGTTCTCATCAAGTAACAATAGCATAATGCCATTGTTATTTTTGAATCTATTACTAGAATACACTATATATGGAAACGTTGCTGAGTTATTCTCCCATTCAGGATGCCACATGTTTGCATGACCTGGTTGATCTTTTTCTGTGTAGGCTTGCTTGCAATAATTTAATATTGCATCTTTGTGTGTGATATAATAATCATCTTCAAAAATACTTTTTATTTTATACATTTTGAAACTTTTTCTTTACTTCGTCATATGTCTGTTCGTTACAACCAATAGACAACACGTATCTAGTTTTATCTAAGCTAGTGTTAGATACACTATGCAGTTTTCTTCCATTGATTAACAGTATCTCATCTTTTATATATGGAATTGGTATTTTTGTTTTTAAATCATCAGAATAAAAATACACCTTAAAATCGTTATCTGGCTCTACTAATAGCATATTGATTGCAGTATATCTTATATCTCTGTGCAATGGGTAAGTCCATCCTGGTTCATTTTTAAAAAAACCACAACAAGATATTTTAAACGGCACTACTTCTTGAAGTATATTTCTCATGTCTTGACTAACATCAGACCTACATGATCCATATTTGCTAATATACCAAATTGCAGTATTCAATTCAGCATAAATTTTATCCATAAAGGTAAACTGTAAGTTTACTTTGCAAAAATATTCTTCTGTCATTTTTTTATTAATTTTATTATTAGTCCCAATGGATCTATTTCCCACCACTTCTCTCTAAGATTATATTTCTTAGAATCATTGTGATGATTGTTGTGCCAACCCTCACCCCATAGTATCAAAGCAATCAGCCAATTGTTTTTGCTACTATCATTAGTATTATGATTGCGGTAACCAAACGTATGATTGAAATATACAAAAGAATCGATAGCTAAGAATGTTAATGTGATTGGCACAATGTACAGGAAATACAATAACTCAATATCTATCATACCTAAAAACAATATCCATAATACAGGAAATAACATATAGTATTTGTGTATGTTTACTTGTGTTCTGTTCAACAAATCTTTAACAATATGTCTATCTGCATGATTAGTATAAGACATTAAATGAGGGAAATAAATTTTCCATCCCTTGACCTTAGGATCATGTGGATCATTTTCTCGGTCAGAGTATTTGTGATGTGTTCTATGAATATGTGCCCAGCCTAGAACACTACCTCTACCTGCAACTAATCCAAAGAATGTGAATGTCCATTTGATTGCAGGGTATTTGAATTCAAAGCTACGGTGACTCCAATATCTATGTAGCATTAGACTTATGCCTATTCCACTGTACAGTATATATCCAATGATTATAGTTATGATATCACGCCAAGTAATCTGAAAGTAAAAAAACCCTATTATTGTGGCTAATAGTGCGATTGCTTGTAACAACGATACTTTGTTTCCGGTAGCTTCTAAATTAGTCATTAAGTATTTATAGTGAATAAATATGAGTATGATATTAGACAGCATAGTTTCTTCACCGATAGTATTTCCTAAAATAGTACCTAATGATTGGGATAAGTGGTGGAACTTATGGATTTCTGAGGCTAAGCCAGTTGTTAGAGTTAAACAAACTCATAATAGCAAAGGAGGACCTTGGATAGGCATAAATGTATATGTTAAACCCGGAGTAGATAACATTGAGTATACCGGGTATAATATTAAAAATGTATTCTGTCCTGAATTATTTCCATCATTATTTGATAACTTGGATCTGTTCCCCATAGATATTGCAGTAATGCAAATAGTATCAAGTAGATGTCCTTCCCCACCGCATTCTGATCATACTGAACCTAGAATAAGTGTTCGTAGCATGTTGTATGATAATAATTTTACTCCTACATTTTATTATCAAATTGACGGAGATAAGAAATATCAGACTCTACCCGATGATACAAATACATGGATGTACCATGATAATAAATATAAACATGGATCTGACCACTATCAAGGTCATAGTAAACATTTAATAATATATCATGGTAAAATCAAGCGTGAGCTATTAGAAAGTAATCTATCATCATGTAATGATAGATATAAAGATTACATCATAAGAGACATAAATGCAGTGTCACAAATATGATTTTATTTTGTACATAGAAAGGTCACAAAACTCAAGTCAGCATGTATTACTTCCACTTTAAATCCTATATTGCTTAATGCTTCTAAGTACCATTGAATGTGTACGCTTTTCATTACACCTATTAAATTCTGTTCTTTTTGTCTAATGTATTCTTCACTAACCCCGTGACTTCGTTTAAAATCATAATACATATCTTTAACTATATCAGACTGTAAGCACTTGTCGCTTAGTATTAGATATCCATTATTTTCTAAACTATTATAGATATCAATAAGATATGATGTTTTGTCAGTAACAAAATGTAATGTCCAGTTCATCATTACTAGTTTGTATTTGTATTTGGGTAGTTTGTCATCACATAACACTAACTGTTTGTGCATACTCTTATCAATCATTGCAGTACTGTTATCGACACCCATAACATTAGTAAATCCTGCATTGATAAACTTGCTTATTGTGTAACCCAATGCGCTACCCACATCAATAACTTTATCTGTTTTTTGTAAGTACTTATTTGCAAACGTCAAGCATTTATCAATAACTAGATGATAGCTAGGAATATTTGTTTCAGCTTCGTGTTGAAATCTCTCAGCTACCGAGTTATCAAATACCCATTGTTCTGTTTTAGTTGGTGGTACAAAGAACTCTTTTAATAATATAGGTTTTTCTTTAACTCTATTGTATCGTACAATATATCTTGCAGGTGCTGACGTACCATTCTCAAACTCCCATGGATCTCTGTATGCATCGTTATCACAATCAGTCATGGGTTCAGGTAGTATTATGCCTTCGTTAGTAGTAAAAGCAAACGTTGACATTACTATGTTCAATGCGTGAAATGATATGCGAGAAGCAACTCCTTCGAAGGGAGGACCCAAGTCATCATCTGCGTAAACCATGTTTTCTTGTCGTTTAATGATAGTCTCACCAAACTCAGGACTATCAATAGATGCGGGCCAGTTGATTGTATCAATAACTACCACATCTTTAGCTACCATTGTTATCTTTTTAAGTATGTTTACTATATCTAAAAAACAATAGATAACACCTGCGGCTAATACAACATCATACTTAACTCCGTTTGCAATCTGTTCATCTAAGAAATCTTCAACTTCTTGTTGTATGATTTTATATGAGTCTTGTGGACAATACTTAGATAGTAAGCTGTTACTTAAATCAACATAGTGAGTTTGTGCTTCTACCCCTATGTATTCTTTTGCACCTGTCTTAATAGCATAATACCCGGCTGCACCTAAACAAGACCCTAAATCTAAAACAGTTTTATCTTTTATTAGCCATTCAGGAAGTTGAACCTTCAGCTTATTAAACAAAGATAACTTTGTAGTTTGATGGTGGGTTCTTAGTCTACGATTGTCGTAGTCAATAAAGTCTGTAGCTAAATCAAAAGGGTTCATAGTATAAAAGACTCCAAAGAGTCTTTTATTTATAGTGCTACTTTACCTACTGCATTTATAACTGCGGCAATTTTGCCCACAGCCTGCAGTTGTTGCACAGTCATACCTTCATTCTTAAGAATGTCGTAGTGTGACTTAACGCAATGATTACACTTGCCCACAATGCTAGCACACAGTGCATACATTTCAAACTTTAGTTTTGAAACTCCACCGTGTGTAGCATATGCTTGCATTCGTAAACCGGGAGGCAAGCCTTTTAGATTAGGATCATCTGTCATATCAACGAATGGATAGTAAACGTTGTTCATACCCATTAGTGCTGCCGCTGTCTTTGCGGCTTCACGTTCAGGGGTACCCATAAGAGGACCGTTCATTCCGATCTCATATGCTAACTCACCGTTGCCTGCACTGATAGCCGCAGCCATAGCGCAAGCATGTGCGTCAACTTCATCTAGACCACTGCGATTAATGACTGCATCTAAGTTTAACTTAATATCCTTAGCGTGGTCTGGAATACTTTCCTTAACCTGATCTACCCAACTCATAGAGTTGCGCCACCAATTGGACGACTGCACGGGCATAGTTCACCAGTTTGCAATGCGTCTAGTACACGCAATGTTTCTTCTGGGCTACGACCAACATCTAAGTTGTTAACTGTGATATGTTGAATAACGTTTTGTGGATCAACAATAAATGTTGCACGTAGTGCCGCACCTGCTGGAGCATAGAATACTCCTAGTTGATTAATCAAACTACGCTCATCTCGGGCGGTATCAGCAAATTGATTATGACTAATCTTTGCTAAGTCTGGATGTGCTTTTTGCCACGATACTTTACAGAACTCATTGTCTGTTGAACCTGTTAGCAATACTGCATCACGGTCTTCAAAGTCTGAACGTAGTTTATCAAATGCTACGATTTCTGTAGGGCATACAAAGGTAAAGTCTTTTGGATAGTAAACGATAATCTTCCATTTACCTGCAAAACTTTCTTCTGTAATTGGGAAGAATGCATCTTCCGGTTGTCCTGGCTTAACACCTGTAACAACAAACGATTCTAATTTATCACCGACTGTTTTCATATTTTCTCCTTGTGTGTAGTCTGTATGAGTATAACATACTCAATGTTATTTATATAAGTAAAAGGGTATATTAAGCTTCGGTAGATTGTAATCCATTACTATGTTTATCAGATACTTTTTCAATATCCTGAAACAAACGTTTCTCTTGTGCTGTTAGTTTATCTTTATGTGACCTACGTGGGTTGCTACATAATGGACATTTAGGGATACCACAATCCATAGCATGATGTTTTACTAAACGATGTGGTTCTTTGATAGCCTTATCATAAAATCCTAAACCATGTTGTTTAGCGATACGAACTTGTCTTGCGACTGCTACATCATTTTTATGACGCCGGCGGCTGTTTATGTACTTTGCTGTTTCATTTGACATTAGTGCCTCTGTTTATAATCATTTACTGCGGCTTTGATGGCGTCTTCCGCGAGGATACTGCAATGGATTTTGACTGGGGGGAGTGCAAGTTCTTCTGCGATTTGAGAGTTTCGGAGCTCGGCAGCTTGGTCAAGTGTTTTCCCTTTGACCCATTCAGTGACAAGACTTGAGCTAGCAATAGCCGACCCGCACCCATACGTTTTAAATTTAGCATCTGTTATTAATCCTGTTAGTTTATCTACTTTAATTTGTAGTTTCATTACGTCCCCGCAAGCAGGGGCTCCGACCATACCTGTACCTACATCGTCATCGTCTTTTGCAAAACTACCGACGTTTCTTGGATTTTCGTAGTGGTCTACTACTTTTGCGCTATAAGCCATATATTAGTCTCCTGTTAAGTATTTAGTGTACTAGATATTTTATCTAAACATTGTGATGTTGCTTCTCTCCATTCCAATAAGTTTGAAATGTTGAAGTTTTCTTTAGGTATGCGAGTAAATGCGGAAATCTTTTCTATAAGAATATTAGTATCTAAATGAAATAGCTCTTTCCATGACACATTCAAGACATTAGCAGACTCGTATTCTTTAAAAAATCTAGAGGAATATTTTAGTGTGATTTTAGTAGTGACGTATTTATGGCTAAATGATATATTGGTATTAGGTTGTTCATCTATATGAAACTTTCCATAATATATCAATGCAATATCTGATATATCTTCTATGTCATATATGATAGAAATAACTTTATCAAATATGTTTAGTAGAATCTCAATATTCATTAAATGCATTGCAGGATAATATACAGGCACTGATCCTTCTTTACCTATTAGATTCAACATAGAATTAATATTTAAAGTATCATTTTGAAAACGTGGGCCAAAGGCTGATTCTTTGGGTATATTAAAATCTGATAGATTGTTTTGATGAGCGTTGCCATGTACACTTAAATATATATTGTACTTATTGTTGGTTTTGGCAGCAGTAATGAAATTAGACAAGAACTGTCCTCCTGTCCCTGACATATATCGAATAGGTATAATATCAATATTCTTCTGAACCATCTATTACTATCCAACCCAATTTCAATAAATCTTCTCGTATCTCATCAGTTACGCAACCTTCTGGTACAAACTTTTTACCTTGTATATACGATTCTTGCTGTTCTTTAGTAAGGGCACGAAATTCATCATCGTCAAGTATCTTAGCATCTCTGATACCACTACAGTACCAATCGATGTAATCACCCTTCTCTTGCATATCAGCAATGATGCCACCTGCTGATCGCCAACTACAACTCCAACGTTTCTCAGTTAATATAGGCCATACATCATTTTTAGTAAAGTCATTGTTACACATAGCGGCATACAAATGTTGAGCATATACTTCATCACCTTTAACTTTGTCAATAATCCATTGAGTACTACGTAAGTCATACTCCATATTATCTTTTTGCCATTCTGGATCTACAATGTTGGCTTGAGCCTGTTCTCGCCAAGTTTTAAACATGTCTAAATATGCAGGATCAGGTAGTTTCCCTGCCTCTTCTTGTCGTTTGACATAATTTTCCATTTGAAATGTATTTCTATCCGGGCTACTACTTATCATCTTCTACCTCTAGCCATGTGTGATCTCCTAGCCATTTAACTCTACAAATATATTCATATTGTTCTGGGGCACGGCCAGACCAATCATTAGGTCCGTGAATACTTAATCTAGTAAACTGTTTCAATGTATCAAATAACAACCAATATATGTTACCATTGGCTAACTGAAAATCATATTTAGCGGCATGAACCATATCAGTCAAGTCTAACCGATGTTTAATCTGCTCTGCTTGTTTCTGTAATACATTAACTAGTTCCATGATTCTATCATATTCTTGCTTGGCATGCAACCTTGCAACATTAAGCATAATGTCTTTATGCTTTTCTACAGGGACTAAATCAAATTTGGGTCCACTAGATTCAGTAGCGTATGGTGTTACATTACGATTGAAGAAATGTATTAATGATCCACTACTAGTAGAGTCATAGCTACTAACACCATTAGCTGAATTTGGTTTATCACTCATTAGATATTATATGTTATTATCCGATTTAATGACAGTCTTTTGGGTATTAGTTTGCTTTTTGTGTTTACTATAAAAGATATGATTACCAATCTTTGCTACTTGTTTATAAGGCCACAACGGATCAACAGTTAGGTTATGAAAAAACAATGCTGATTTGGGTAAAACATCGTTATATGCATCATTAGCCATAACATCATAAGCTACTTGTTGGGCTAGCTTGTATCGTTGACTATTCTTATTTGGTTCAGCTTTGTCCTCACAAACCCAACTAAACTGACATAGTTTAACTTTGGTAGTTTCATCGTCAACTACTTTTTCTACAATATGTGCCTGGTATATAACAGCACAAGGAGTATGAGCAAACCCATGAGCTACTCTATTCATTACCACACGTGCAACTGCCGCTTGTCCCATAATAGATTCGCTACCTGCTTCATAGAATATATTCTTTGCCATACACGCAAGTTGTTTTGGATCTACTACTTTAGCAACAACTTCTGTAGTTTTTTCTGGTTCGACATATTTAATAGAGTCATGTGTAAAATAAGCTCCAAATAATATAATGCAGGCAACTATAGGTTTAATAAAATTTAGTTTCATATTCATCCTTAGATTAAATCCCAGCAATCGCAGTTGCAACGAATAACCTCATCGATTGCTTCTCCGATAGTGTATGTAGAAGGTAACAAGTTCTTGGACGCATAGATAGCATTCAAGTTTGTTGGTATAAGATTATTATACGCTGAACCTGCAAAAGATCCTAATGCTTCGGCATTTCCCGTATCTAACAGAGACACACCAAAGTCAGGATTAGTTACATAATAGTTATTATTATTTGGATCATATACACCATATGGATTAGGATTGATTTCATCTCCGGTGTCACAGTTTACTTGTGCTAGTGTTGCCGGTGGAGAGTTAGCAACTGTACCATTGGCTACTAACTCTTTATTTTGTACTGGAGTAATAGTGTCATTAATATTATTATCTAACGGTACACCTATTGTATTTAATCTAGCTTGGTTACGTGCTTCACGCATCATACCTACAATGCTTTGTCCACCGGGTGTGCATATGTTAGCTATTGCTTCCAAAGTTTGTCCTTGCATATGCGGATCAGTGTTCAATGCAAACTGTGGTATAGAATCAGTAAATGCTATTTGTGTTGTGGGGAACTGTGCAAGATCGGGTACAATATCTTCCGGGGCAGGTGGAACGGGTACGGGTAAGCCTGTATCTAATGCACGTTGTTCTATAGTAAGTTGTGTTCCAGTATCATTCCAGTTACTGTTCATTTGTTCAGATAATCTTTGTTTAGCAGTTTGTATTGCTAATATCTCTGCGTTAGCATCGTCAATCAAAGTTTGTACTACTGCATTCATACTAGGCCAGCCTGCTGTACCATATGCCGAATTGCTAGCACCAGTATATGGGTAACTGCTAACTGTTGTCGGTGGGGCAGATAACTGATATTCAATATTCGGCTTTACTGGAGTTGAACTTGCTTCACCTGTACTATATGTTACCCAAGTTCCCGGAGTGTTTGCTACAACTAAGTTAATCATTCGACCATAAGTACCCGGCACATTATTAGAGTTAGTGTCTGGGTTAGTAGATAATAGAACACCACCGGAAGGGGCGATGCCACTTCCGTAAGGACTTCCGGTTGGGTAATAATAATCTCCACCGGGTGCTGGTGCGCCATTTCTAGTGTACCCACCTCCTGGATTAGTCATAGTAGTGCCAGTGATTCTGTACTGCCAACTATAAACACCCGGACTTGTTTCGATTGATTGTTCTGCTGTTGTTACTTCAAACATCGCTTGTTGCCAAGTTACAGCCAAATATAATTGATTGTAGATATCATATAGTTTGGCACTTTCTAATGCACCTATTAATCCTTTAAGGTCAATACCAATATAAGGCAAGCCATTCATACAACCAAAGAAGTCACTCATTGTGTATGTGCCATACGGGCCGCTACCTAATGCGATTAATGGTAATGATCCACTTACTAATGTTCTATCTACTGGTACACTTGAGCCATTTATAGCTAACCCTGCAATCGTTTCTATGCTAGTTACAACTTGTGCAAACTTCTCTATTGGAATAGAACTTATGTTTTTAATCTGTTGCATTGATACTGCAAATGCTCCGGCAGCAGTAGCAAAGTCAGGTGGTAATATACCATCTAAATATGAACCAAACCCTACTGGAAACTGTTGTATAACTATATTCTCAGGAGTAGAACTAATAGACGCATCAGTAACGGTTGATGTACCAAAACTGGGCGGGGAATAGGCTGCACCGATTGAATCAACTGAACTTTCTCTTTCAGATACTACTCTAAGATTTTGAGATAATATTGCCATTACATTGCTCCTCCACCACCACCACCACTGGCGCCACCGCCACCACCATCTCCACCACCAGAACTACCGCCATCTCCACCACTATCACCGGCACTTACAATAGAACCTGCAACAATAGCACCATCTACTACTCTTGCTACTAAGTCAATAGGATTGCCTTGCTCATCTGTCATAGTATATTGATATACTGTAACTTGATTTGCTGTTTGTGTCGCACTAGGTGCTATCACAGGAGTACCTGTTGGTGTTTGTGTACCTATTTGATTAGTTACTAATGCACTACGTAGGTTACTATTAAGACCACCATTTACATATATAGGATAATATGTTTTACTGTTTGTTGGGCCTTGCGTTGTATTATATACCGGTACTGTTAACGTTTGATAACTGTTTGGGAATAACTTTTGTGGGTTTAATAAATCAGCGAGAGATTCTAACCCTCGAACTTTACAGTTTAATGGCACTAGTACATCATTAAGACTATCACCCACAATCAGATTGTAGGCTGCATATAATCTTCTTTCTTGTTCTTGCGTAACTGCACTAAAGTTTGTTAATATCTGAGATAACTCATCTAGTTGTAGACCTGAAGATAATATTGCTAAACTTACTTCTTTAGTTATTGCATTATACTTTTGCAATGTCTCTAATAGATTAGAAGGTAATCCAAATGTTGATATCTTTGCTAGATTGATTGCTTTACCACTAGTAATCAAGTCACGACCAAATGTTGATGTTGCTAAACTTATACCAGCAATATCAGCACTAATCAAATCATTCATGTTACTATAAGTACCGTCTAAGAAATCTTGCGAGTTCGTCATAGACAATATAGCTTTGTTCGTGTATTCTACAAAACTACTAGCTGCCATAAAAGCAGATAAGAAATCTTTATATTCTCCGCCAGTAGCATATCCATTATTATAGTTAAACTCATTGTACCCTTGTAGTGCAAATAGTCTTACATAGCCCCAACGTGTTACTTCATTACTTTTAGTATAGTCGCTTGCCCAGTTAGGATAGCCTGTCCAGTTGAAAGTAGGTGCTTTGCTGTTCCCTAATGCAGGTATAGTTGTTGAACCGATTGAGATTAAGTTATTATATGTAACTGTATTAACTTGCCCTCTACCATAAGCATCATTAAATGCATATGTAAGCAAACGCAAACAAGTATCATTAACTATACTACCAAGATTAGTAGCAGATGTTTCACTGATACTAACTCCAGTAAAGTCAACCATGATAGGGTTTATATTAAACCCTTGATTTTGTAATAATGAACTTAGTGTGTTAACACCTAGTGGGCTTTGCTTTCCTGTATCGCTCATGGAACAAATACATCAGGACTACCATCAACGATACTATGACCGCAACTGTTTCCTGACCCTACTCTAAGTACCGCACTACCTTCAGCAAATACTGTTGGACTAGCACTTGTAGTTGTTGCGGCTTTGTGTGGTGGATGACCTTTTTTACTCCACGGCGCGTGTGGAGTAATCGTACTAACGTGTAGACCAACTTGGATTCCATTGGCAAAGACAGTACCGGCACCTCTTACGATAGCACCGCCTTCTTGATTCTTGTCACCTACACGACTTAGTTTTGCCATTTTATCCTAATACGATTTTCTTATCTGGTACTTTGATACCAGTTGTTGCTTCTAAATACTTCATTCTAACACTATCGTCAGTTTCTGCATAAAGAGCAATACTACTAGTATTTAGCTTAAAATCACCCTTCGGATTTGCAGTAAATACGCTAGGAATCATTTGCATACCCTGCTGTGTAGGTGCAATAGAGACAGGTTCTTCAATAATAATGAAGTCACCACCTGCTTGAATTACTTTTGCTATAAGTTCTTCTCCTGAGTTAAGTTTAAATGTATATACGGTGTTTGGTTCGATTGCTATTTGCATTGTGTTCCTTAGGCTGCAAGTTTTTCTTTGAGTTCTGTAAACCCACCCACAAGTTCATCTTCAATAAAGATTTGTGGTACTGTTCTGGCAGTTGGTACTGCTTCTAATAGTTCTTCTTTTGTGTATCCGTCACCAATCTTCTTTTCTTCGATTATGTAACCTTTACTTTTCAATAATGCCTTTGCTTGGTCGCAATAAGGGCAGTGATATTTACTCCAAATAGTTGCTTTCATTTTTATTCTCCTTTTTAATGTCTTGTCCAATATTTACATTTAGGGAATGTCATTCCTAAACCTTCGTCATACTCTAATATTGTATCTTTAGTAATATTATACTTCTCTATACCTTCTTGTAGCTTTTCAGGAATCCAATAATCTATTCCTAAGAAATACCAATAATCATTACTATTATTAGTAAACTCATGTATATCATCTGCGTGAAACGCAAACATCATACCTGATTGCAGTGGCACGTCTTCGTTGTTTATCTTAATAGAAATGTCCGGTGAACTTTGCTTTGTTGCAGTGTATATATAACGTGTGACACCTACTTGATAAGGCAAGGTATCTACATGTGCTGAAATCTTACTACCGGGTGGACAATCCCAAACAATCATTCTACCAAATGGCCCAGTCTCTTTGTTAAACTCTCTAGCCATTTCAAATAGTTCTAATGACTTAGTGAACAAGGGATTATACTCGTACCCATTCAACGCTAACTGTATTGTACTTTCTTCATACAAAATGTTAAAGTTTCTATTAACAAAATGCAATCTTACATCATCAAAAACACCTTTAGTAGTATTTTCTGAATTGGCTGTTCTGACCCCTTTATCATCTACTCGCCAATTAACTGCGTGATGCCATTCTGGATCAAGCTGTTTAGCTGTTTCGATTTCTGTTGCAATAGTTTCCGCCCATTCAGGAAACTGACATATATTAAATATTGGGGAGTTCATCATATTCAATACTATCAGTCATCACACCGATAACATAGTTGGTTGATTCGTTTTCTTGTAATGCTGTTTGTTTCTTACTTGTATCAACGTGTTTGTTGAACCAAGGAATAGGTGTTGTTTTAGGTGCAGGACTATTATATCTAATACCAATTTCTTTTAATGCAGATACAGCCGTGTAATCAACAAAGTCTTTCAACACAGTTGCATTTAATCCAATGACTGGACCCATCTTAAACAAGTAGTCTGCCCATTCTTTTTCCTCACGAATAACATCCAAGTAGAGTTGGTAGACTTCACTTTCACACTCAGATTTAACTTGTGCGAAACGACTATCTTCTTTAACTACTTGGTTAATAAGGTAGGCAGTCCAGCCTTTATGGAGAAGTTCATCTTGGAGAATTAAACTGATAATATTGCCATTACCAATAAAGATTTTGTTCTCAACCATTGCTAACGATGTAGCGAATGATACCATAAAGCGGAATGCTTCCAATGCGTAACTGGCATGTAATGCCATGTAGATTGCTTTGATGTGTTCTTTCTCGTTCACATCTTGACCTAACTCTTTGCGACAATTAACTTTGTGTAGTTCATCATAATAACGACCAACACTACTTGCCATATCTACAATCTCTTTTGTATCATGGATAGTATTGAATACATCTTTAGGTACATTATAGATGTTACGAATGATGTGACTGTAGCTACGACTATGAATGTTAGTTTCAAAGAAACTCCAGTTGTAAATCAATGCTTCTAGTTCAGGCAATGATACTACTGGAGTAAACACTTGACTAGGTGCACGACCTTGTAAACTATCTAGTGCTGTTTGACGTAATAGGTTACTAGTAAAGATATGTTTTACTGCATCACTAGCTTCTTTAAAATCATTGGCATCTTTAGTTAGACTAACTTCTTCTGGAACCCAAAAGAAACCACGTGCTGTTGTTTCAAAATCTGCAATCTTTTTATATTTTACTTCTTCAAATCTTTGAATGGTTACGGGACCTTCCGGGTCCAAAAACATTTTTCTATTCAAATAATCTGTCTTAGTGTGTAGGTTGTATTGTTGTTTTGACATTGTTTTCCTTAAAGCTTACAAGCTTCGCAATCTTCTTCATCCATATCATTAAAGCCACTTGGCAAATCTAATACAGTTTCATCTTGGCTCTTACTACCCGCTTTGTTAATCAAGCTATAGTAGAATGTTTTTAATCCCCAGTGATGTGCTTGCATTAAGTTTTTAGCAATCAATGTTGTAGGGACTTTACGTTCAGGGAAATGTGCTGGATTATAAAACGTATTAGTACTTATGCTTTGGTCAACATAGGCTGCAATCACTGCCGCCGTCTTTAAGTAACCATCACAGTCTTTTTGTTCCCACATCATTTGATATTTGTTTTTCAACTTATGATATTCTGGAACAACTTGTACAAAACTACCTGCTTTACTTTCTTTAACACTGATTAAACTCATTGGCATTTCAATACCATTAGTGCTGTTGATAACCACAGAACTAGATTCTACAGGAGCAACTGCCATTTGTGTAGCATTACGGACACCATAACTACGCATCATTGCACGTAGTCCTTCCCAGTTTAGTTCTGGATCAAAGTTAGTTAGTTCGTTAACACCTTTAGCACGTAGTTCCCAGGGGAATATACCTTGTCCATAACGAGTCTTATCGCTGTGTTCGCAACGACCACGTTCTTGTGCTAGTTCTACACTTGCTTCTGTTAAGTAGAAGGATAAGTGTTCCATCCACGTCTTGACTTCAGCCAAGGAATCTTTTTCTCCGTACTTGAGGCTTCGCTTGGCGTGCCAGTATGCAAGATTAGTAATTCCAATTCCGAGAGGTCTGATCTCGTCGTTACTCAACTTCGATTGGATAGATAAGAAATCTTGATAATCAAGAATGTTGTTAAGACTGCGATGAAGTATGCGGCAAGCACGGCGCATATCTTCAGGATTACGGAAAGCACCCCAGTTGATGGATCCAAGAGTACATAAAGCGATGCGGCCATTAGGATCATCGAGACGCTTAAAAGACTTAGTAGGTAATAGTATTTCACAGCAAAGGTTACTCTGGTAAATTGTATGATACTCAGGATCGAATGGTCCTTGATTCATAACATTGTCAACGAACACTAAGTAGATACGTCCTGTATCTGTTCGTTCTTTTAATATGCCTGACTTGAATACTTCTTCAGCACTCATTGTTTTCTTACGCAATCCTGATTGCTTTTCGTATTTCACATAGAGTGCTTCAAACAGTTCTGTATTACTATAGAATGCTTGATAAAGATCAGGAACTTCATTAGGATCAAAGAATGTTATTTGTTCTTTGTTTTTAAATCGTCTCCAGAAGAAAGCACTAAGCACAACCCCATAATCCATATGACGGACTCGGGTTTCGTCGGTTCCTTGGTTGTTCTTAAGAACAATAAGATCATCAAACTGATGATGCCAAATAGGATAAAAAACAGTAGCACTTGCATTACGAATACCTCCTTGACTGCAACTACGTAAATCGCCGAACCATTTCTTTAAGAATGGTATCATACCGGTGTGCATAATCTCGCCACCTCGAATAGGACTACCTAATGGTCGTAGTCTGCCAATCTCTAAGCCAATGCCAGCACGTTTACTAGCATATTTAGCCATCATTTCACCTGAAGCAAATATACTGTCCAAATCATCGTCACTGCGGATAAGTACGCAACTACTAAACTGTTTAGTAGGAGTCCCAAGACCAGCGAGAACAGGAGTAGCAAGAGTGAACAACCCATCACTGGCTGCATTATAATATTCTTTGATATAACGCATACGGGCGTTATTAGGTTCTTCACTATGAAAGACTGTAGCGGCTGCAACCATGTATCTAATTTGAGGTGTTTCATATATTTCTTTCGTTGAACGATTCTTAACTAGATATTTTTCAATCAGTTGTTCAATGGCGGCATAACTGTATTGTTCGTCCTTAGAATGATCCAACATATCATTCATCTTGTTCCAATCTTCTTCACTATACCAGTCAAGAAGTTCACTAGTATAAAGACCTGTTGCTACATTCTTTTTAACTATTTCGTATAGATGTGGAACTTCGTATGAACCGTATACATCTTTGCGTAGCATACTGACACGTTGTTTGCCTGCTACATATTGATAGTTAACATGACCAACATCACTATTGTTTTCTACATCAATTAAATCAACAATAGCACGTAATGTAATGCCATCAATTTGTTTAGTTGTGATGCCATCATAAAAATGTAGTTGTGATTTAATCTCTATCATTGATGGGCTAACGTCTGCTATCCCTTTACATACTTGTGCTACTTGTGCTTGCCATTTTTCTAATGTGAGTGGCTCTTTTGCCCCGGAACGTTTCGTTACGTGTATCTTCATGTTCTACCTATTTTTGTAATTATTGTTTGTAAATCTAACTTTTGTACTATTTTAAAATCTTTTAGTGTATTACTTATGACCGTATTAGGCCAGTAATTCATTATATATTTTGCGTTGTCAACTAGGACTAATACTACATCTTCTGCTGTTTCATTTCTAGCTAGTACCAATTCTATATCAGTTATTCCTATTAGATGTAGAGTATAACACATTCCTAAGGCTCTTGCAACCTCACAGTAGGTATTTTCGGACAAAAGTTCCCAGGGGTCAGGCCAGTTGTCTATGTCATGTGGGTGTAGATGATGGGTAACCAATGGAGCATGTTGCCACCATTCGTCTATGGTTACACATTGTTGTTCTATGGGTAAACTAGTTACGGATGTCCGTAATTGAAACCAATCTTGAAGCCTTGCTTCATAAGTTGATTGAAAGATATTCATACATCACTACTTATCATTTCTAAGTAGTGAGTATGAATTTGATATTGTTAAGCGTAAGTTGCTTGGAATCTTGAACCAGAACTCAATGCAAAGTTACCAGTTACTGTAGCAGTAGTAGTGTTTGCACCAGTAGTGAAAGTATTACCTAAGTGTGTTGCACCTGTTCCACCAACAGTACCAGTAGAAACAAGATTACCTGCAGTTACATTACCTGTTACTGTAACCAAACCACCTGTAATCAAGTTACCTGCAGTTACGTTACCTGTTACAGTAATCAAACCACCTGTGCCTAAGTTACCTACGTTAGCATTACCTGACACACCCAATGATGTTAGTGTGCCAACTGCTGTGATATTTGTCTGTGATGCAGTACTTAATGTACCAACTAAGTTAGTAGCACCAATGTTACCAACGTTAGCGTTGCCTGACACGCTTAATGAACTTAATGTTCCTAAGCTAGTAATATTTGTCTGTGTTCCAGTAGTTAATGTGCCAACTAAGTTAGTAGCACCAATATTACCAACGTTAGCATTACCACTGACACTTAATGAACTTAATGTTCCTAAGCTAGTAATGTTTGGTTGTGCCGCAGTCGTTACTGTACCTGCGCTTGTAGCTAATGGTACAGTGCCTGTTACGTTAGCACCTGTAATTGCAGATAACGCAGAACCGTTACCACTTACGCTAGTAAATACACCTGCCGCCGCTCCAACATTACCAATATTAGCATTACCACTGATACTCAATGATGTTAGTGTACCAACACTAGTAATAGTAGGTTGTGCTACGTTAACACTGAATACACTACCTGTTAATGTTAATCCACTACCTGCAGTATATGTACCTGCACCACTGAACTGTACCCAAACAACTGGACTTGTTCCAACTGTTGTTACTGGATCTGGCATTACCCAACCAGTGTTATCATATACTGTTCCTGCAGTAACGAATGTGAAGTCACCGCCTGCCATTTCAACTGAAGTATCAAAGTCATCTGCACGTGTTAATACTGTGCTACTTGTTCTTACATAGATACCGTTATTTGCGGCAGACACTTCGTTCTTAACAAGAATACGCATGCCATCTGACAATGTAACACCATCAATAGTTGTATATGAACCTGTTGTTGTCAATGTTGCACCAACACCACTTGTACCGTTATTATATGTAACAGTACCACCTGAGATTGTTGCTAATGTAGTTGTTGTGGCTGCGTTACAACTGTCGTGCGTATGTAGACCTTGAGCAACATCGTCAACATATTGCTTAGTTGCCGCATCAGTAGCATTAACTGGACTAGCAAGATTAATAATATTGTTGCTGGTCATATCTAAGTTACCAGCAATAGAACTTACGCCAGTGCCAGTAACACTTAATATACCAGCTGTTACTAAGTTACCACCGGTTACGTTACCTGTTACACTTAAACTTGCTAATGTACCTGTACTTGTAATATTTGGTTGTGCCGCAGTTGTTAATGTACCTGTTAACAATGTACCACTAATATTGCCACCAGTAATGTTACCAGTAGCAGAAACTAGACCGCCCGTTGTGATATTGCCACCAGTGACGTTACCAGTTACACTTAAACTTGCTAATGTACCAGTACTTGTAACATTTGGTTGTGCCGCAGTTGTTAATGTACCTGTTAACAATGTACCACTAATATTGCCACCAGTAATGTTACCTGTAGCAGATACTTGACCTGCAGTTACTAAGTTACCGCCATTAACGTTACCGGTGATATTTGCTATACCAGTTGTTACTAAGTTAGCTCCAATAACGTTACCAGATGCAGTAACAATATTTGCGCCCAATGTACCTATAATGTTGGCACTACCATCAACTATCATATTACCTATGTTAGCAGACCCACTAACTGATAGTGCAGTTAATATTCCTAAACCTGTAATATTAGGCTGAGTACCTGTTGTTAATGTACCTGTTACCAATGTACCACTAATATTACCACCAGTAATATTACCAGTAGCTGTGATTATACCGGCTGTTCCTAAGTTACCTACGTTAGCATTACCTGATACACTTAAACTTGTTAGTGTACCTGTACTTGTTATGTTTGGTTGTGCCGCTGTCGTTACTGTACCTGCTGTCGTTGCACTTGTAGCCGCTCCACTTAGTGCTCCAGTAAATGTTGTTGCACTTACATTACCTGCACTGATATTACCTGATACACTTAAACTTGTTAATGTACCTGTACTTGTGATATTTGGTTGAGCCGCAGTTGTTAATTCGCCTCCTACTGTTGTAAATATACCACCAGTTGCACCAATGTTACCTACATTAGCATTACCACTAGCACTAAATGTTCCTGTGACATTTGCACCGGTCGTTGTAATAACTAATACATTTGCAACACCACCTACGCTAGTAGTTACATTACCACTAGCACCAATAATGTCAACATTACTTGTACCGTTTGCGATAGATGAAACATTAATATCACCTGCATCTAAATTACCAGTAACAGACAGATTTGTAACTGTCATTGTTGCTGATGTTTTATTGAATACTAAGTTAGCATTACCATTTAATGCACCATTGTCATTAAAAAGTACCTGTGTATTTGCACCCTGAACTGTTGGGAATGTTGTTACATTCCCGTCGGGGCTTTTAACAGACATGACACTATTATCATTGACGAACAGTGTACTTTTGCCAGCTGGTGGCGTTGCTATCGTGTTTGCTGGTTCTTGTTTTAAAATTAAACTCATGTTTTTTCCTTGTGTTTCAAGCAGTAATATACCGAATATTACTATTATTTATCTTTTTTTTAATCTTATTGTATTTAGAGCTATACAATAGGCATTAATTATTCGTTGTTTATCGTCAGTTAACTCATATTTTACCATTTTCCTATAGGACAAGTGCTACTTTCTATTCTAACTTTAACAGGAAGAACACAACCGCATTTTTTACAGAACCATTCTCCGTAAAATTCACATTTCTTGCATATCTCAATTCGTTGTTCATGTAATATCATATTATTTACCAGCTTAAGAAAACGTATCCACCTTGTGTCCAAGTATTCTCATTTTGACTAGTTGTCAAATAAGGACTTGATGCAGTTCCTCTAAAAGAACTGCCACCACTATAACCACCCATATATATACCATCATTTATGTGAATGCCGGATAATGTTAACCATTGTCCACTAGCATCCTGACCTGCTCCGCATGCACCTTGATAGGGTCCAAAATTTTGCCAACTTGGTGTATTACTAGGGGTAGCAAATTGACTAATCAATGATGTAGTATAACTACATGATGCTGATTGACCAAAATTGCTATACCAGGCAGTAGTGTCCGGTAGTTTTTCAAATGTTTGACGTTGTGCTACTATGACCCATCTTATAGTATTTGCGACTATGATAGTATTCATATCAGTATCGCTTATTTTTGCTGATCGGCTAGGTGTTGTGTCTGTTGGAGTAACAGCTAAATCAGCTTGATTGTTTGAGGTAGTAAGATATTGATTTTGATCGTTGGGTGACAATTTAGTAACCATAACCATCGGATAGTTAGTAAATGAAGTGAAATCAGTATACATAGGCACGGTGCCACTAGTTAATGTGTAGTAATAAACACCGTTAGTGGTGACACCGGAACTTTTTAATTGCGTTGCGGAACTTGCAGGATTACCCTGAGTTCCTAGTGCTCCTAGAATACTTAACCACGATCCGGCTGCGTATCCTTCAATTGTACCTGTTGTAGTATTATATCTAACCATTCCGTTAGACGGGCTTGCAGGTCTTTGAGCCGTTGTTCCAGTTGGCAGACCTAAGTAACCAGTGTCGTTTATTGTTGTATTCTTTAGTGTTGCCATGTTATTAACTAAACGTTACCGTTCCTGTTCCTGCTGTTATTGTATATATTTTATACCCTGCAATTGCGGTTGATAATGAGGTAGTCAGTCCTCCGCTAAAAGTGGCAGTAATTGCGTTAGTAATTTTTAAAATAATAACTCCATCTCCACCTTTTCCTCCGTTATTTGTTGTAGTCGATCCGCTAATATAACCGCCACCACCTCCACCACCTCCTGTATTATTTGTACCATCTTGACCAACACTGGTGCCACTAACTCCGCTTCCTCCCTGTCCGCCGCCGCCTGCACCACCTGCGCCTCTTGCAGTGTTATTAGAATTTCCACTATGATTTCCACCACCTCCACCGCCGGCGTATGTTATTGAAGAACCGGAGATAGAAGATGCAGTGCCGGTTCCACCTGCATTTGGACCAGCAGTGCTTGAATTTCCAGTACCTGCTGATGTTGCACCTCCGCCGCCGGCGCCGTACCAACTACTATTTACATATCTGCCATTGCCGCCATTGTTTCCTTGACTAGGTGTTGTAGATGGCGTATTACCAGAGCCGCCGGCGGCTCCAACAGACGGTTCACCTATACCGCCACCGCCACCTGAACCACCATTCGCGCCAATAGCATAAGCAGACCCAGACGCTGTATAAGCACCTCCGCCGCCGCCACCGGCAGCTATTATATTATTAAATATAGAGTTAGAACCGCTTACACCTTTGCTATTTGAATTGTTACCTGTGTCGGCTGTTGCACCGGCACCTCCTGTGCCTACTGTTACCGCATATGCTATGTTTGTTAATAAATTAGATACAGTACCAGTTAAAAATCCTCCGGCGCCACCTCCACCAGCTGTGATGGCACCACCACCGCCACCACCAGCAACTACCAAGTATTCAATTGTAAGAGACCCGGACGCTATTGTTATCCAATTACCGGCAACATACGCTTCGTATGACGATGTAGTTGTGTTATATCTCATCATCCCGTTGGTAGGGCTTACTGGTCTTTCAGCCGTATTACCAACGGGCAATTGTAAATACCCGGTATCAGTAACATTAGTGTTCTTTAATATTGCCATTATTTTATTCTGTTGTAGGACCTACATCCCAACGTATTGCAAAATCATTCCAAATATACATTTTTCCGTCATTTGGGTAAGCAACTGGTGCTTCCCAGCGACAAGTTGTCTCATTCAATATCCAACTATTGAATGGTTTAGGTGATATGAATGCATCTCTAGTTTCATCGTATGTAAAACCTATACCTGCATAGTTTTTTCTAATGTTAGCATTATAGCTAGTTTGTTTCCATATAGTATTTGGTCCTAGTAGACTCTTACAGAACGCTATGCCTGTAAGTTCACTTTCATTACCTTCACTATCTTTTATATCATCATTACTTACAACAATTACTTGTGTAACGATGTTATTTTCATCTAATTGTGCAAAATGTGCCATATTTTATTCCTCTATTATTGATATCTATATTTAACAATGACTATACCTGAGCCACCATTTGTTCCTATATTGTTTGGTCCACCATTACCCGCACAGGCGCCGCCCCCTCCACCTGTATTAGCACCACCATTACCACCAAAGAATCCACTTGGGGTTCCACCTACATTTATACCACCTGTGCCACCAGATCCAAAACGACCACTATCACCCCAGCCGCCTCCGCCCCCACCAAGTCCTCCGTTACCACCAAATGTACCGGATTGATTATAGTAATAAATCATCCCTGCTCCACCTCCGGCCCAATAATAATTATTGCCGTCTATGTTTATTTGAACTCCGGAGCCACCGTTGCCACCTGAACTAGCAGGGTCTAGTGGAGATACTCCATTTGCACCTGCCCCTGCGCCGCCACCAGTTGGGTAATTTACACCGTTTTGACCTGCGCCACCAGTGTATCCACCATATCTAGTGAACACATAATTTATATTTTGTCCTGTTATACCTGCATATCCTGCAGTTCTAGAACCACCACCGCCCCCATTAGCAATGATGCTAGGTAGTGTACGTGGTCCATTATAATCTGATCCCAATCCGCCACCACCGGGTTTTGCTGTTTCACCAAATGCTGTAGTAGGACTACCACTAGTCTGTATATCACTTGAACCAGATGCGCTAGGAGACGCTCCTGCTCCAATAACAATGCTATACGCATTTGAAATTAGATTGACTGAGGTACTGTATATAACTTCTCCACCACCACCTCCACCACAATATGAACCACCTGCCCCACCGCCCCCTACCATTAATACCTCAGCAGTTGCTCCTATAGGAGCACTATTTACAGTAAATGCACTAGAACTAGTAAATGTGTGAATTTTATAATCACCACTAGTAGTTACTGTTCCCCCTGTTGCAACAGTGTATCCTACATACATTGCACTAAACCAAGCTCCGTTTATATAAACTTCAACATATTTAGTGTCAGTATTGACTCTACTATAACCTTCGGCAGGACTACCTGGTCGTTGGGCTGTATTACCATTAGGAAGCCCCATATAGCCAGTATCATTGATAATAGTATTCTTTAATGTTGCCATCTTATTGATACCTGTAACGAACAATAACTATTCCGGAGCCGCCATTACCACCTAATACTCCACTGCCGCCATCGCCTGCACCTGCGCCTCCACCGCCACCGGTATTTGCGCCGGCTGATCCGCCCACGAATCCACTAGGGTTTCCACCTGTATTGTAACCATTTCCACCTGAGCCATACCATCCTCCTGGTGCCCAACCACCTCCGCCACCACCTAATCCACCATTGCCACCTCTTGTACCAGAAGATCCGCCATAGTAAATCATGCCGGCGCCGCCGCCGCCCCAGTATACTGATGCGCCGGTTATGTTTATAGCTACTCCAATACCTCCGTTGCCCCCTCCGACAGCTCCGTCTGTAATTGACGCAGTACTTGCGCCTGCGCCTGGACCACCTACAGATGGATAGTTAGGAGAACCTGTTCCGTTACCGCCTGAGTTGCCACCATATCTAGTGAATGGTATTGCAACATTGGTGCCGATAGAGCCACCGTAACCAGTAGAGCGACTTGCGCCACCACCACCGTTAGCATAAGTTGATGATGAGGGGAAAGTTTGTGAGTCTGATCCTTTACCACCTCCGCCTGCCTTAGCTGTTTCGCCAAATGCTGTTGTTACTGAACCTGGATTGCCTATGATATTGCCACCATTACCGTCAGGTGATGTACCACCTGCTCCAATAACAATACTATATGCTTGTACTGCTAATGTAGCTG